CGAGCTCGACGTGGCGTATTTCCCGCCGCCCATGCAGGATGCGACACACCCCGGCCGAGGCGTACTCGCTAACCACGGAGAGCTGCAATTGCGGAAGATGGTCAATGACGGCCTGGACTTTGCCGCGAAGCGCGCAAAATCGATGGGGATCGACACCTCCACAAGGTTCGAGCCGAGGGGGACGGACCTTGCGAAGAGCCGATACTGGATGTCCCAATTATCTGACACTTCGAAAAAGCTCATAGATGCCGAGCATGTGGGGTGGGTACGCCAGGCCGACGGCGTGGTCTGGGGGATGGTGGGCGACAGCGACGTGACGGATGACGGCGTGGTGGACGCGTTCGACGCGTTGCAGTACGTGGACGAACATCTCGAGCAGATCATGGGTGGCGGCTCGGCGGCAAGTATTTGCGAGTAGGTGTTCGTTTTTTAGCTGGGCTTGCTATAATCAATATAACTATTATGTATTTTATTTAAAAATAATATATATTATATAATATATATTATGTGTGATTACATCACCAAATTCAAGAAATGTTCTCTAGAAACGAGATTAGCTGATTCTAAACGTTTGCGCAAGAAATACAAAGACCGTTGTTGTATTATTGTTGGAAAAAATAACAATAGTGATATTCCTGATATTGAACGCCACAAATTTTTAGTTCCCAATAATTTAACAGTTGGACAATTTATTTATATTATTCGTTCGCGCATTGAATGCAAATCCAATCAGGCCCTTTTCCTTTTTATTAATGGGAAAATTCCGCCCACTTCACAACGTCTTATCCACGTATATGAAGCGAATAAAGACGATGATGGGTTCTTATATGTAACATATACCGGGGAAAACACTTTTGGATAATACCATACCGCTGGCATTAGAAGCTATTATTAGAAAAGAATTTATCAAAGTGTTTTTGAAATTTCCAATTTAGTATTTTGGCGCTGCAATATATGCATTGCAAAATACGGCAATGTTGCAACAACATTCATATATGTTCGATATTGCATGGTCATAAGTGTAGTTGTTTCACTATCAAATAGAATACTATACCACCAATAAGCCGGCACAAAAAGAACGTCGCCTTTTTTAAGCGTCACCTCCAGTGACTGCACTTTGTTGTATTCATTTTTATATTGCGGCTGCACAGACCACGGGTTTATTGGCGAACGAAATTCAAAATGATAATAATCTTTATATGGCAGCAAATATTTTGATGACCTCGGCGGTATTAATTTTACTTTAGCAACTCCCTCAGTAACATAAAAGAAATTGCGATAATTTATATTATATCGTAGAGGCGTGGTCGAGTTTTTTGCGCCCATTATAATATCATAAATTGATTTGCACACCATATATGGTCGTAAAAGTAAATCATTTATTCGATATATCTTAGCAATACCAGTTTCAGTTAAAAATTCAGTGTTATGTTCGCTAATATATTTCGCATTTTTATCGTTGTTTAATACACGAAGACCGCTATGCAATTGAATAGATGTGTATAAATCTGCGCAGATTGTTTCGCTCGTATGTTCCGGGTTGTTGTCATCGCAGTCTTGTGTGTTGCGCATTTTAATATCAAATGCTCCATATCGGTCTAAAATTGTTTTTTGCGAACAGGAGCTTTGTAACTGTTCATTTGGCATGGAAAATGTTATTGGCTGACGCAAATCACACACATCTTCTAATGATGTTTTTGACGGCACATGATCTATTTCAAATACTTCTAAATCATCGCTGGTTTTTAAATGGAAGTATATATGAATATATAAAAAAAGGATTATGCAAAAAATAAATATGCTTAAAAATGCTTTCATAATTATATTCTATTAATTATTATATACAGTAATTAACTTGATTTTTTACTAATAGGTATTATTTTAATTGGTATTTTACTAATTGGTATTTTACTAATTGGTATTTTACTAATTGGTATTTTTACTAATTGGTTTTTTGCAGTTAATCATCATCAATCCTCGGGGCTAGATAAAATGATACATAGTTTTTTGGTGCAGGGGCATCTTCATGTTCTTCATCGTCGGGAGTGTCACCTGTTGTTTTTGTCTCGTCCATATTATATGTGAGATGCATGGGGCGGCCATCACTAAATCCTAGAGCAATTTCTTTGCTTAATTTTCCAAAATGACACATAATATTAAGGTATTTTAGACTATACGACTGCTTTAGAGTCATATTTTCACCCACCGCATACTCATTCACTTCATCTAAATCAATACTCGACTTCATCTTTCCTTCTGTTCCAGATGCAGTAAATTCAATGCCTTCTTCACTAAAGATCAGTGTAAGAATCTCGCTGAACAAGACTAATTCTGAAGCCAGTTCGGATAGTCTTTTTGTATCGATGACCACGTCTACCGATGTTTCATCCTTTGGGATATCCATCATTTCGCTATCTAAATCAATGATGGGAATCTCAAATGATTTATTGAAATTATTGTTGCCTTTTGTAAAATTAATGTTAACAGTGTCGACTTGGCTACCTTCACTACTAATTTCAATCTCTTGCTTCTCTTGGCGAATATTGATCACCTTGTAAAATGTTGCTGCGTGAATACCAATTTGTGCTGCGTCCATTTCGGCATTAAATTCGTATTCGTCAAACCATTCTGCTGCGAGGTTACATTCAAATAAGCAGCAGTGATTATTGTCAAGGCACTGCATGTATAAGCCCTCATTAGTAAAATTCATATTTACATGGTCTGTTAATAGTTTGAGGTGCTGAAAAATGGTCGCAAACTGGTCTGCCTTCTGCTGCGTTTGAATAGTGATTTTCATTGTGATGTTGTTATTTTATATAGAATAACAACGTCAATTTTATATTGATTTTGTATTGATTATAGATATTTTATGAATGTAAGTTTTTATCATTGTCATCAACTTCTACTGCGTCATCAACTTTGACTGCGTCATCAACTTTGACTGCGTCATCAACTTTGACTGCGTCATCAACTTCTACTGCGTCATCAACTTCTACTTCGGATTCGACGATATTTGAATGATCTAGTAATGGTAAATCTTCAAAACTAGTTTGTTTCATGTTACTTTGAAACGCGCTCATAATATTATTTTTTGCAATAGATTTCTCCATTTTTTCTAATGAAACAATACGCTCTTTAATATCGTCCATATAACTTGTCTTAAAAATAACGTCCGTCAGAATGTTTCGAATGTCCATGACATTTTCTAAAGCAGTCCTAAGTTCTAACATATTCTCGTGTAATATATCCTGGTTGGTATGTAAATCATGAATAGCTTTGTCATGTTTTTGTAATATTTCCATAGGATGCTGCTGCTGTGCGGGGCTCTGTGCTGGCTGCTGCTGCTGTGCGGGGCTCTGTGCTGGCTGCTGCTGCTGTGCGGGGCTCTGTGCTGGCTGCTGCTGTGCTTGCCGTGGCTGCTGCCGTTTTTGCATTAGTTGTTGTCTAAGTATCATGGTTTGTTGTTGAGCTGAGATTTTATTTATATTAGATTTGTGTTGAATGTTACTTTTAGAAACAGGAGCGGATGGTTGACTGCGCCGTCTTTTTGCAGCTGCTAATGCTGATGCACCACTCATTTCATATTATATCTAATAAAATTGGCGCATTTTATCGCAATTTATTTCCTCAATTATTTTTAATTACTTTCTCATTTCCATTTTAATGGTTTTGTGAAAAGTATAATGTTTGAGTTCGAAATCCTCGAGGTAATATTCCTCAATCGTGTTTTTTTTCCGTAATATATTCAGTGTAGGAAATTCATGTGGAATACGCTTTATCTGCTCAGTTAGCGGCTCTATATGATCACTATAAATATGGCAATTCCCTAAATGATATATAAATTCGTGTGGGACTAAATCACAATGTTTAGCAATAATATGAGTCAAAAAACTATAAGAAGCAATATTGAAAGGAACACCTAGCCCAACATCTCCGCTTCTTTGATATAAGCTACAAGATAGCTTATTTTTGTCGGTGACATTGAATTGGACTAATACATGGCATGGCGGTAGGGCCATTTCATCTAGTTGTGCCGGGTTCCACGCCGACATGACCAGCCTCCTGCTTGTTCTAGTTTCTGGATTCTTAAGATTATCTATAATATACTGTAATTGATCTACTCCTTCGCCGGAATAATCATCATCGCATGTTTTATAATAAGCATTAAAATGTCGCCATTGATGTCCATATACTGGTCCTAAATCATTTTCTGCGAGGTGATGTAAATTTCTACTATCTAAAAATTCGCGAGAAGCATTGCCATTCCAAATCTTGACATTTTCTGCTTGTAATTCTTTATTACTTGTAGACCCACGAATAAACCATAATAATTCTTTTAAACATGTTTTCCAGGCAACTTTTTTTGTTGTTAATATTGGTATTTTTCCATTTTCTAAAGAAAAATGCATAGCGCTGCCTATTACTGTTTTAGCAAAACCATTGCGGCCTTCTACCATATCACCGTGTTCTAAAATGTCGTTGATAAGATGTAAATATTGGTTTTCATCATGTATGCAATCACCCTTTTGTTTATTATTTTCTGTCAAGCGTTTTAACATTCTTAATACGTTATATAACAATATTACAGTATTATCTTTAATATTATATTTTTTATTTCTTTTTATAAAACATATGAGCGACGTTGTCGAATCCGCTAAAAAACTTCCGGAAACATCAGCTAGTTTTTTTGAATATGTTTTCAATTTTGATGATGATAGCAAATGCGGCATGATTAATATGGTTCAGTATAGCGTTCTTGCATTAGTTCCTGTTGTTTTACTATTAAAAGGAATTAAGAATTTTGTTCCTGAGGATGACGATTCTAAAGGAAGTTTAGAGATTTTAGCAGAATGTATTGGGCAAATTGCATTTATCGTTTTGGCAATCTGGTTCATTGATAAAATCGTCCGTTATGTACCAACATATAGCAAATGCACCTATACTACCTTCAATTCCACAAATTTCCTTCTGCCATTTATCATTTTATTAACTACGATGCAGACGAAGTTCGGTGCGAAACTTAATATTTTAGCAGACAGAGTGGTAGATTTATGGCACGGTAAGCAACCCGGTGATGCCGGCGCACAACAAAATAGCAATGTTCGAGTGACACAACCTCTTTCTGGTGCAGGACAGCATCAACCAAGCCAAGCAGACCATCTAGATAGGTCTCAGCTCTTGCCAGGCAACTCACAATTAACTGCTATGCCGAATATTGCTCCGCAGCAACAGCAGGCTTCTGCACCCCAACAAGGGGCGACACAGCAGTCACCAGACTTTAATGCAATGTATCAAGAGCCGATGGCGGCAAATGCTGCGTTAGGAGGTGGCATGTTTGGCGGGTCGTCGTGGTAGTTATCAGGGGCTCCCGCCCCCGAACCCCCGAAGGGAATATAAACCCTTATTAAAAAAGATATATTAATATACATGCATAATCGAACCCCCGAAGGGAATATAAACCCTTATTAAAAAACAGATATATTAATATACATGCGTAATTGAACTCCGTTATCAGGGTGTCTATGTTTCCTTCGGGGGTTCGGACGGAAGCCCCCGACATTAAAGCGGAATTAGCTTGTCTCCCTCCTCATCAGCAATGCGTAGAATATTAGATTCGTTAATGACCCCTTCAGATGCACAAAATTGACCGTAATCGATTTGGTATTGATATCCTGTATTCAGTGACCAATATGGTTCTGTGCCATAAATATGACGTTTCTTATTTCCACGGATGATAATAATATCGCCGTGATTGTATTTTGGGTCAGGTCTGTTGTCGTTGTTAGTATTGTTGTTGGTTGCCATAGTTACCAAATAGTATTTCTTCAATACTGTATCAATTTTATTATTTCATATTGGAAAATAATAAAATATTTTTTGAATACATTCGTAATTACTGATGAGATGCGTACACGATTTGTAATCCATGATATGCAGCTGTAAACACAGCAAGTGCTAACAAAATAGGATATGTTATTGGATTGATTGTTTTTTTGTATATACCAATATAAGCTAAAATTGGAACAACCAGAAGTAAATGCATAAGATATATAAGTGTTTTATTTTTGCGCGCATCTTCGCCTTCAAGTTTATCTGATGTGTTTGGTTCTTGTTTTTCTGGCATGTGGGATGGGGGCTTGAGATGCGTCGTTAGACCTGCACTTCCGCGCTGAAGAGGTAATATACGACAATCAAAGAATGCGTCATACCACGCCATAGCTACATAAGAAATAACAAAAATTAAAAACAAGGATATCCCTAAAGTGATATTACTTTTAAATGTTGGTTTAAATAAAAATATAGCCATTATTATTATCGAAAATACGATACATTTTGGGTTCACTGCAAAAGGCTTCCCAAATAAACCTCCTGCCATTTATATTATATTATTATATTATTATATTAAAATATTTATAACTTGTGGAAAAATATATAATTTATCTCGAATTCCGCAATAAGATAATATGCCTAGTATAATTATTCATATGATAATTATTCATATTATAATATCTGCAAAGGTTATTTTCTGCATATACTATATATGAAACTTCTTCACGTTGAAAAAAAAATAGAAGATACAAAAATGGTTGCCCTTAAAAATACATATGTTAAACCCTCGCAGATATCAAAAATAATCAAAACAGACGCTGACGTATACACAAAAGACGGCGTGTTGCTTTTAAAATTTCGCAAAGGAGTATTAAAAAAAAATGATCTCGAAAACTATTTTGACGCCACATATAAGTATACCATTACAAATACTAGTAAGAATAGAGGCAGCGCATCGGGCAGTAAGGCAAAAAATATAACTGAAAATACACCCGTTTCATCAACTATTTTAGGGTATTTCGATAAATGGGCACCAAACCAAAAAAGTTATTTTCGTAAATTTGGTATTACAAAACCGGTAGAAGTTAGAGAAACAATGTTTTCTTATAAATATCCAGAGAAGATGAAAAAAGTAGTGCCGTTGATTAAAAGAATAGATACTCTTTACAAAAAGCTTTTGCCGAAATTTTACAACCCTCAAAATGCTAAGGCAAAACAAACTCATTTTAAAATTGCGAATACTGCATTTACCACAATAACAACAAATGTTAATTTTAGAACCTCAATACACAAAGACAAAGGAGATGATGAAGATGGGTTTGGTAACTTAGCTGTTATTGAACGAGGGAAATATACAGGAGGCGAAACCTGTTTCCCGCAATATGGAATTGGCGTTGACGTGAGAGAAGGAGACATACTGTTTATGAATGTTCATGAATGGCATGGTAATTTAGAAACGAAGTATTTATCGAAAGACGCAGTGAGAATGTCGATAGTATGTTATTTAAGAACAAATATCTGGAAACGAACCAAAAATAAAACAAAAAAGTTCAAGGACTCACATTTTAATACCATAAAAAAAATGTACAAGAAACTTAAGAAGAATCGAACAAGAAAAAACACTGCATGAGATGAGGGATACTCATAATGCAACGGTAATATTTTTACGGTAACTTCGAAAACTTTTGTCAAAAACAAGAAAATTGACCAAGTTTTCAACCCAATAAGGGAACTATTAATAACGAAAACGCAACTTTGATTGCATCCACCAAAATACTATGTCCGTTGCAACCACCTTGCTCACGGTCGCCGCCGCCGTCGCCGCCGCTTGCGCCCCAGTCCCCCAGATCGGACATGCACCTACGGTAGTTCACCAAGCTTCTCTTACGAAGCAGAAACCAGGAAAGACCAAAAAGCACAAGAAGCGCAAGACGAGCCACACCTTTCCACATGACCATTCAAATGAAAAAGTTACGGCGTCCACCACGGAGCGTGCTGCTGCTGCTGCTGCTGCTGCTGCTGCTGCTGCTGCCAAATTGACTGCGGACGCCGAATCCGCCGGGATTTTTCGGAACCAGAGTTCCGCCGCCAAAAAATTTATCGAGGCGTTTCGCAAGGGAAAGTACCACCACTTTGTGCTGGTCGCTGACCCACAGAGCGGCAAGACAGGCGCATTCCGGTTCTTTGCCTATGAGATGGTTAGACTTGGATACGTCCAACAAGTTATAATCTACAGCGCATTCAGCGAGAAGGACATGGGAAAACAGGCAAAATGTTTTAAACAATTCGACAAAGCTTATCGGAAATATCTCCTTTCCCTTAAGTTGCCAGACGATCACGAGGACGAGGCGGAAAGGGTGGCAGCGAAGATCACCGTTGTATGGGGAGCAACAGCGATGAAAAATCTTCGCGTGCAAGAAAAAAAAACCCTTTTCATTCAGGATGAGTCTCATGTCGCTCAGAAGGTCGAACAGTCGGTTTCCGCATTCCACAAAACCCAAGGGCTGGATGTACATGGCGGTGAAAACAAACTCGGTCACCTCATGTTGTCTGTATCGGCCACGCCTTATGCTGAAAGAGTTGCAGAGAAACAGAAGGAAGACAATGCGAAAAAGTTCGTATTTGAAATGGACATGACGGGGACCACCTATCGTGGACCCAAGCAGCTGCACGCTGACGGACAGATTAAGTTTTACGAGCGGGATGAGCTTGGCGAGAAGATGAAGACGTGCATCAAACGCGTAAAACAAGCAATCGACAATGGTGACGACAGGTGTTTCGGCGTGGTCCGGGCGTCGGGGGGTAAAAAGGACGCCCCTAAAATGCCCTCCGAATACTGGATTGATGCATGTGTGAAGTTGAATGTGCCCTACTACGAGATGAACGCCACCTCCAAAATCAAAGATATTAACTCTTTGCTCGAAGGAAAAAAGTTCAAAGGAGGAGTAATTATTGTGAAGCAACTGTTACGGATGGGGAAATACATTAAGCACAAGGAGAAAGTTTGTTGGGCATTCGAGACTACTTTTGGTCACGACGACACGCTTGTACAAAGCTTTATTGGCAGGTTCGGTGGTTTTATCAACACGAAGCACATCGACATTTTCATTCCCAAATCTGCGGAAAAGAGCTTAGAAAGGTTGATGAATACTGGTATCTCCAGCAATGCCATGGGAGTCCGCCCTCCTCGCAAGCAATTGGTTGATCGTCACAACAACCGTAATTTGTATAAGAGTCCGCCGGAGCTTGTGAACATTCGGTTGCCTAAACCTTCAAAAACGGTGGATAAGGTATACGTTCTCGCTGAACTAGCTGCCAGGTTCAAAAGAGATGACATGCGAGGCAAGAACGAGTATCGTGATAAGCTCCTGGCTCGGAAGCCCGAGAATAAACAGTTTTCCTTCCGCGCGGCCGGGAAGAATCATAACCAAGAGCATCTTTCTGAGCTCATCAAGCACGAGAATCAGGGTACGGTATACAACAACCCTGGCACCGGGAACGCACAAGACCCAGACGAAATCCACGCCTGGGTCTTGTCCGTGAAAAACGCGAAGGGTAACAAGTTGCATTTCGACGATGACAATATGCATACCCACGTTGATGTCATTGTGTCCTGTCTCAACTACTCATATCATCAGACAGATACAACCAAGGACGCGCGAGTGGAGGATGCGAGCAACTTTAGCAGTTCCCAAACGAAGAAGAAATTGTCATCTGAATCTCAGCCTCCACCGCTTCGACTGAATGACCGCGTTGAGAAGATCAAGGGAAAAGGTAGTGGGGAGATGGGGGAGGTAGTTGAGGTGTCGGCCGGCGTTATCCGGGTGGAGAAGGATAATGGCAAGTTCTGGAACAGGCAGGCCACCGCGAACTTTAGGAAACTTCCAGAATTGTCAGTAGCGGAGTAGAATGCGAGTGAGTTATTCAAGCTTGAATTGTAAAAATACAAATACAAATAAAAATAAAAATACAAATACAAATAAAAATACAACTTGCTGACCGTTGTATTTTTATTTTTATATTAAAATATTTATAACTTAGATAACATATATAAATATTACGACTGTACATTAATAATATATTCCATAATGTCTATATTTCGTCATCCATCTAATGTAAATATGACATATTTTGAACATATGCGGTTCTCTCTTTATCTTTCGTGGAAATTTGGTTGTGCGTCTATATTAGCAATCATTCATTCGATTTATCCTGATATATTTATAACTTCTTCAACCGATGCATTATCGAATATATCTAAATTAATAAAAAATCGTATGCAGTATAATACCGTCAGCGTTTAATAAATATTCAATTATAACTCACAAGATGAAATAACTTATTCCAGCTGTCTCTCGCGCAATAACTGTTCTGCCTTGGCGAAGTCGATGTCAAAGTGTGTGCATATCAATTTGATATCGTTTCTCGAGTAGATGTGATCATCATCATTTGCTCTAAATACAGTTTCCAATCCAATGCTTTGTTGTGTATCATTATTGTGTTCTATAGTATTTATAGAAGCAACATCCAATGTAATTTGCTTATGTGTATCCTCTTTGGACGTGGAAGGCTCAGACATGGTCGCACAAGTCGATACAGAAGATACTGCTGATTGCTGAGGGCTCGTAAGTTCCACATCACTCACAGTATTATGCGAGGAGCCGCTGCTTGTGCCTGCGTTGCTTGTGTCTGCGTTGCTTGTGTCGGCGGTATACTGTGGCGGCATAGGTTCTTTAGATGTATGTTTCATTGAGAGTTTGGCAGCCTTCTTTTTTTTGTTTTTCTTATCACTATCTACCTTTTTCATTTGTTGTTTAATGATATCATCCATTTCTCTATATATAGGGCATTCCGTCCGCAATGCAACCTTTGTTGTAGCGGGCGTTGGTAGATCGTCTGTGTCAGACGTAAATCTAATAAATCCGATAGTTCCATTGTCACTATTATGTTGTTCTTTTCCAACCCATTTAGAATATGATTTCGCCTCAATATAACAATTAGTGCGCGCCAAATGAACTCTTGAGCTAGCCATATTTTTACGACCATATGTTGGTAATCCATCTATTTTGTTTACGCGTCCGTCTCCTAGCATTTTATAAAATGCTACAGACGCTGTCGTTTTTTCATCTTTGCTTGTAACAGTAAATTCGTATAGTTTAATAACATTATCACCTCTATCAAACTTATCTTTTAAACTTTCTTCTAATGACATAAACTCTTTAGTACTCCTCACAAGATTTGTATCATCACTCCCTTTAATAGTTGTTTTAATTTCACACCGTTCATAGAATTGTGGCGTATATCTTGTTCGAATAATCTCGTGGAGAGCATCATCTAGTTTTTTTGGGGTGTTAATATTATTTAATACACTAATATTAAATTTGATTTTCCATTTCGTGCCGCCGTTTTTGCAGATTTCGTCTGGTTCACCTCCGTCGTACTCTTCGTGGGTTGTATCCTCTCCGAGAAACGGAGATGACAATACATGTAAAGCACCTAGGGAACCACGGCGGTCTTTCTTTCGCCATGAAACACTCCATTCTGCTTCATCGTAGTTAGGCGCCCACTTTGTTATGCATTTTTTTGAACCGTGTGAATATACCGATTCGGTTGAATGATTCTCTCCACCCTCATTAGCCATCCAACGCTTAAGTCGGCTTTCCTTTTTAATACCTATGCCATTGTCTTCTACGGTCAGAGAACACTCATTCGGGTCAGTAAGATCAAATATAGTATCAATTATTGATGCTTGTCCTTCTCCATAGGCACCATCTAATAATTCCCGCAATACTAATAGCGGCTCGGGGAAATCATCTGTATATGGCATACCTTCATTTGCTGAACCACGCCACAATCCGCTGTAATGATCTTTTTGATGACTCATTAATCAATTAATATTGCTCATATATATTTATGGATAAGGTTCAATTTTTGACTATATTAAATTGCAATTAAATTGAAATTACATTTACATATTAATAAGACATTATCTAATTATGGACTTCCCCAACGACATTTGGCTTATCATAAAAACTTTTATATTCCATAAAAAATTCGATGCTATAAAAACTGTTGAGAAACACGCAGCCCTACCATATGCACTTGGCATGCATAATATGAAGGGCATTGAAAATAATATGAACTATATACGCGTTCATCATTCATGGATTCTCGATTTGCTTCATGTAAAACAAATTGAGAATATTATTAGAGAGACAGAGGCATCGCATCGCGATTAAATCTAAACAAATGGCTTAAATACACCTCGCCATTATATATAATATGAACGGCGTCGTATATGGACGCGAAGATGAACGCTTTCAAGACACCGATAAATTGACAAATACCATAACGGCAATGAACATTTTGAAAAAATGCACATTTTCTACATTACAAACAAATACTGTCGACACCCCTTTTTTTAATCCTGATGTCGACAATAAGGTTACCATAGATAGAATGTCGATGAGCACAAAAGATAATGCAGTTATTACAGAACTTGCAAATGCACTTCGGCTTCCTCCTTCATTTACGCGCGTGTATGAACTTTTGGATTCCGATGAGCGCGAATTTACTTATCACAATTTTACATTTTTTAACATTAATGAGATGAAACGTAGACGTGATATTTTTAAGACGAAGGTGCAAAGTACCATATGTGATGTTGCTACTGCGTATCTTGGGATGGGTCATGTTGTTGTTTTATCGTGGTCTAGTGCGAACAATGTGTTTTTTATGCGCATTGATGGTGGCGGAAATGGATATGAACGCGAAGATTATTGGAATTTTATTCGTACTTATGACACGAATACAATCCCTATTATTAAACAAATTTCTCCTGTTACACTTTTTAATGTGCTCTCGCGGGAAAATGTTGAAGATTATAATGAATTTTTGGTGAACCCTATGAGATAGGATTATAATAAGACATAAATTATTAACAGTTGCCGAGCGATGAGTTGGACCAGACAGGTAGCTGGTCTGTGGTCAGCTGGTATCCTCCTGTATTAAAGTTTCCCGGTTGAATGTGTATATATTGAACGCACCATCCACTAATGTCTTGATAAAAATTTTTCGCATATTTGAACATACCACCCATATCTGTAACATTTGATGTATTCCAGTTACCAATGTCTTGATTAAATATTGTCGCATATGCGAACATTCCATTCATATTTGTAACCTTAGATGTATCCCAGTTACCAATGTATTTATTAAACTTGGTCGCATATGCGAACATACCACTCATATTGGTCACACTAGACGTATACCAGCCACTTATGTCTTGATTGAACTCGGCAGCATGTTGAAACATACCACTCATATTGGTCACACTAGACGTATGCCAGTTACTTATGTCTTGATTGAACATGTGCACGTGCTCCACACTACCATAAAACATAAAACTCATATTTGTAACATTTTCTGTATTCCAGTTACTTATGTCATCATTAAAACTTATGGCGCCGGGTGAGAGCGTGGCGTCGTACGCGAACAAATGGGACATATCTGTAATCTTACTTGTATCCCACTCACTGATATCTCCATAGGTAAACAATGCGGAATATCGGTCTGATAACCAGTGCTTAACAGCGTCACGAAGTTGTTCGTTAGAACTTGGTGTAAAACCATACTTCTTTGCGCCGCTGGGGGAGGCTGGATAAGTGCATGCCGCCGCCGAACTAGGGCACGCCCCGTCGGTCCGATCCATGCAGTTGCTGCCGTCGAGGCACTGGTCGGGGGTACACTGTGCAATCCCGCAGCTCTCCTCGAGCATACACGTGTTTGTGTTGAAGTTGTAGTGATATGAGTGCATGTGCGGCGGGCCCCACGCGCAGGCGCATCCAGTGAGCACACCGTTGCCGTCGACGTAGTTGGCGGCTGGGTCGCTGCTGCCGCCGCAGTACGATGGCGGGTTACAAAATTCTCGCTCGTGAACCCCGGCGCAGGGGGGGTAATGGGGACCATTGACCTCGCAGTGCGTGCCTTGCCACCACACATCACAACTGCAACTCCCATCAAGGCATACACCGTGTCCGGAGCACGAGGCGCGATCGGTGCACTCCGTCGGCTTTCTTTTTTCTAAACTACTTTTTCCTAAACTACTTTTTCCTAAACCACTGCCGCGAGGTCGAACAGTAAACATTCTTCCTACACCGCCACTTCCTAAAGGATTTCTAGATAGAAGATTATGCATTTTCATGTATTCATATCCAGCGGCAGCACTGGCAGGAATTTCTAAACGCGAGGTAACGCGGTTCATACTACTTCTGCCAGAGATTTTACGATTGTATAACCCACCCATAATACCAAAAATACTTGTTTTATTCGTTAAAGAACTGCGCATGCTGACTTTCCTAGACGGCATTATAATATTACTTAATATAATTTTTATAAAAATATATTTTTATAAAAATTCTGAATAATTAATAGCGATACCAGTTAAACATTGAACCATTTTTATATATTATGAGTCGCAATCTATTACAATATACATTATCTCCTTGTCTTATTGAAAAAATACGTTGGGCGATACGCCCATTCCCGAACAGTTTTGCACTCCCCGTATCATCGACTGGTGATCATTCTATCACAGAACTACGTAAAATAGCTCACTGTAAAGAAAAACACTGGGGTAATAAAATGCTAGGACATACCGATAAAAGTAACTGGAGCGCATTACTCGGTGAGTCCCTTGTCTATGACATTTTGACCACAAAAGGCGATACTCCTAGAAAATCTATTGGTGCTCATGGGTTTCGTCCCGATTTTGAGACAGACAACTGCATATATGAAGTGAAAACACGGAATTGGACAACACGTGGGTCGATTGGAGAGAAACTTCTCGGGTGTGGATATAAATACAGTGATATTCCCGAATTGACAGGAAAACCCTTAAAAATTGTGTGTGTGGCTTATCAAGAATGGGAATTAACATATGGACCATTGCAAATATTTGGCGAGATTGATGAAAGAAAAAAACACATGATTGATATGATGCGATATTGGGGAATAGAGTATGTAAAATGTAGTGATTTGATAAATGATATATATGAAACATAAATATGAAACATAAATATGAAACATAAATATGAAACATAAATATGAAACATAAATATGAAACATAAATATGAAACATAAATATTTGTATTACCTAAGATATATCCTTGATTATAGTAGTTTCTTTTATAATATTTTTAATAATTTTATTTTCTTCAGGAACAATATCCTTGGTTACTTCTCTCACTAAATTGATATATTCTTGTGATCCAGATTCACTTTCTTGCCAATTTTTATTTGCCTTTTCCCATTCTGTGATTGTTTTTCTTTGCCGATGCGCTACTTTGCTAATGGCAGAATGCAATTTTTCTTTGCTATTCTCCCTCTCCCACGCATTATTATCCTTTATATATAATGTTTCTCGTTTCACATCGGTGCAATGTATCGGTCTCTGACACGTTTCTAATTTATTTAACGCAGTTACAAAAACGGAACTTATCCCTTCTATAAGACCATTGTTCTTGGTATACATTAAATCTGCTAATTTAATTTGCAGAGAATTTAAAAAATCTGTCATATTAATTGCATCTCGACATTGGTCGTTCAAAAATACGTTGATATTGAAACGATTATTATTATTATTGCCTATTTTTGGGATGATATCCGTTATAATTTTATTTTGCGTTTGCATTTGCTCTACTAATCCAAGCGTCACGTTTTTATCTTCTTGAATATTTTGTATAATAGGCTCCATCATTGCTTTAACCATTAGTGCTAGATCCCCTGTATTCGTTTGTTCTATATACGAAGATTTGCTTTGTTTATCTAAATTCATACATGTTTTTTTATGTTTCCATAGACCAGACCGATCGTTGTAAGATTTATTACATTGTAAACAAGTATATTTTCTTATTCTATCTACTTTATGATTTTTTTTATACTTTGTAGGTTGCAAGCCATTAATTTGCATTTTATGCTTTTTTGTTGATAAATGTTGTTTAATTAAAAATTTTGTATAACATATATAATTACATGTTGTACATAAAAAGTAATCACCCTTCTCATATTTTTTTATGTTATTTGCCATTATTATATAAACTATAGAAATTATATTTAATTCATAAATTAAATATAATTTTTTTATGAAAAAACGATTGTTATGGTAAGGCTCCGTTTTTAAAAAACTATATTAGTTATAAAAGGTTTACCATTTATCGTCTTGCATATGTTTTGCATATTTTTTGCATATTTTTACAAATTAAGAGTATCGTGTGGTAAAAATTTGTTAAATTATTATTGTAGGTAATACTTGTTACCATAAAATATATTTTATAAAATAATACGAAAATTTTGCATATTTTCCGTTGCCAAATGTTGCCAAATGTTGCCAAAATATGCGCTGGTGTGACAACCCAATTTTTTAACGGAACATAACAAACGAGTAATGGTAATGTTATATTGTAATAATTTTCAGTAATATTTGTGCGTTGCCAAATGTTGCCAAAATGTCAAACTGGCAAAATGCAAATTTTGGGCGCCAAGTTGCGTAAAAAATGTTATGGTAACACGTTCATAATTAAAAAATTTGGATTTAGAGCATTATGGTAAGAGGCACTTTTTTACCTATTTTTTTTAATTCTATATTTCCAGAACTGAAAAAGGACATTTTAAAATGTCCAATTTTGATTTCCCAAATATAGAATGGAAAAAAAAGATGCTATTAAACAAATAAGATAATTTACTGCATAAATTTAATTAAAATATTTTTCTCTTACTATATTATAATGTCAACCTGTAAAATTTCTGTTGTTTTGGCATATAGTATGGCAGTTTATTGTTTAGCGTGTATTTATTATATTATAGCGACTCGCTCAGTTGGTACACCTTTTAATGATTCTTTGACACCGAAGCAAAGAGAGATAAAGGAGGCATCCGCAAAAGTTCGGCGAAACGCTTTCTATACTGGAGCGGGAATTGCAGTGGTGATATTATTATTGACACGTCCGTTTGAAAAATGTTGAGTGCTGGATTATGAAGACTATTTGGAGAGATATAAAAATAAATCATATTATACTATAATTATAATATGAGTTTAGATATTGGAGATATTATGGTCGCTTTAGAAAATGAAAACAATAATGATATTTTGGAAATGGATTACGCAACATTTAACCAAATGAAGAATGATTCATTACAGCGTTTGTCACTTCCTAGAGAGACATTAAAAAAATATAACAAGGCTCTCAAATTTTATCGATTTATTGATGAACTTCAAGAGCTTACGGTTGGCGCATATATACGATGGATTAATTTAGAACGTCCAGAAAATATAAAATTAACAACTGGGGGAGTGATTTGTGATATTAAAATAGATGAAGAAATTAGCATTTTATGTAGAAATAAAATGGATCGGATGTTTCAACTTAAATTCTCCTCGTGTCTTGTTTTTCAGAAACTAACAGATCAGGAAAAGGTGCTTTTATCTGCATTAAAATATTTACAATAAAATATTTACAATAAAATATTTACACTACATTGTGCTTTTTCGTTTTCCCCCGTCGGGGTTTTTTACGTATTGTTAATTTCCTACCGCGTTTTGTTACTGAACTACCATTTTTATTTTTAATAAATTTATACCCATGCTTACACGTAAATCGTGGCCCTTTGAGATTCTTTTTATTTAATACACTATTATTGCAAATTCCAACAGCCCTTGGTTTATCTTTTACTTCCGGGTCGACCTTCTTTATACAACGACAAAGTTTTATCGCGAGAATTTTCTCAGAACGTTCTTTTAACATTTTGGTCGAAAGTTTGTTCGATGATATATTATAATAATTAAGAATAGCTATATAATCTTTACGATTCAATTTCATTATGTTTTCCGTTATATAAAGTGCAGAAAAATATTCTCTCTATGTAGTAATGCTGTTTGATGATAATTCCCACGTATTATCAGCAGATGCCATATCCAAAATATCATCTCGTGATAAAATTGTAGTGTTTGATTTAGATGAAACGTTGGGTTGTTTTGTAGAGCTCGGGATGTTTTGTGACGCATTAGAGAAGACCTTGGATACTCAAATTGAACAAGTGCATTTTTTTGAAATCATGACCCTATTTCCTGAGTTTATGCGACCAAATATTATTAATATTTTGTCCTTCTTACTTGATAAGAAAAAAAGGAAACATTGTAAAAAAATTATGATTTATACAAATAACCAAGGCCCCCGTAGTTGGACAGAAAATATTGCGGCATACTTCTCTCATATTCTCGGTGAAAATGTTTTTGACGATATCATACTTGCATTTAAAGTGCGCGGGAAACAAGTAGAGATTTGTCGAACCAGTCATAATAAAAGTGTAAAAGATTTAGTAAATTGCACAAAAATCCCTAAAGATACAAAGGTGTGTTTCTTAGATGATCAATTTCATCCGGAAATGGAACACGATAATGTATTTTATATTAATGTAAAACCATACACTGCAAACATACCGTTTAAAGAAATGGCAGATAGATATTATGCTAAATATAATAGCTCTAATATTGAACAAGATGCCTTTCATAAAAAAATAAGCGATTATATGAAGCGATACAAATTCACTGTTGTGTCAAAATCGCCAGAAGAAAAAAAAGTGGACCGCGTGATAAGTAAGCAAATTGTTATTTATTTAGAAGAGTTCTTTCATAAACATCGAAGGAATGGAACGCGAAAGCGGCATGGGCGTCATAAAAGCATTCTTACTCGCCGAAGGAAAGTAAAGCGGGGGGAATAGGAGTATTTGCAGACACATATTCTTTTGCAATAGTAGTAGCAGTTGTGGTGAGCAACATGAATACTCCTGCGGAAAAAGCAACTTTTCTGTCGAACTCTGCATCTCGAGATTTTATTTTGACTAGAGGATTGAAACGGATAAGTAAAAATGCACACACATAATATTTTAATACTGTTGACAATGTGTCTAAATATGTTGGCGCAACAGCAACTACTCCGGCGAATGCTAAGGCAAATATAATATATGAGATATAATTTCCATATAAAAACATTTTTTTATGCCAGGATAATTCCATATATATTATATTTATATTTTATACTTTAATGATATGATTTGAATGATATGATTTGAATGATATGATTTATTATACTATTGTTAAAATCATATCATATATTTTATTTTTTTATAATTTCTAAAATAATTCGCAATGTATCGTGTATATCTGCAATTTCATGCAATATTGTTTGAAACTTATCTTTATCTTCGCTTGGTTCAGGGATAGATGCCACTAGTTTATTTATATTATCCACAACCGGTTTTGTTTTTAAACGTGATAAAAAGTCATCTACAGTAAGCGCATCGTGTGTATCATTGTCATTTTCATTGGTTTCTTCTTCTTTAAATGCATTCACTGTATCTGACACTGTATCTGACACTGTATCTGATACTGTATCTGACACTGTATCTGACACTGTATTATATACCTTTTCTTCGCGTGGTTTAAACAGCTCTTCCATATTTTTCCCTAGTGCAGTAGCAATACTTTTTTCATCAAATGATACACTTTTCCTCATTTTTTTAGATTTAACGTCTACAATATTCCCTTCGCCAAGTTCAGTTTCCTTTCCTATACTAATATTATCGGGGTTGGGTTTTGTGGTGACAGTATCATATGTAGATAAAACCATATTCATATCTCTTTTTCTTCTCTCTACAATAGCTGCCAGTTTGCTGTCTAGATTTGGATCTACCTCATCCTCACCTTTATCTGCAAACTCAATCGCTTTTGGCGTTGAGACATTCATGTGTTCTTTAAAATTGTCTTGCGTTTCTTGTAAATTATTTTGAAATAATTTTTGTCTCTCTGCAGATGCTTCTTGGTGTGTGTATGACATCGTTTGTTTAAGTTCATAAACCCTTTTATTATCATTGGAGGGTACATTATTTTGTTGAGGCGGCGGAAGGCCTTTTAATGTTTCTATTTCTTTTACAATTTTGGAGATAAACCCTTTATTTAATTCAGTAATATTTTCATTCGATGCTGCATTATTTGTAGATAGTATTTCTTGTTCAAAAATTGTTTTCGCACGATTCAAATGAACGTTTTTTAAGCTTTTGAATACCCCATTTTTATATAAGAAATCCCATAAAAAAGCTTTATTTTGACTAGTTGTAAATTCACTGGACATATAAATATTATATATGATATGTAATATTTATATATTTTCAGAAGAATAATATTATTATTCGCAAATAATCTATTACTCTATAAAATTAAAATACTTTTTACGAAGTTTCTCCATTTCTTCGTCCGATACGCGATGTTTCATGTAATATTCCGGCGTTTTTTTATCTGTAAGCATTTGGATAATTAAATATAGTGAATATATTCCGCACTCAGTATCACCTCGTTGATGTTCTTTTGGATGGTTTTGATGAAAATCTAGTTCAAAACCGAGCTCTTTTGCTTGTTTTTGAATACGTTTGACAAGTTTTTTAATCCGACCGGGGATTTTATCACCATTACTGTCAAAGAAAAATATGAAACGTTTTTTAATGTCAATAAACATGGATATCCAGTGCGAACCGGATTTATAATGCGGATCTATGTTGAAAATAATTCCAATTTTATTTTTCCCTTTTTTAAGATCCTCGCCTAAGTCAAACTCGCATAATTCTTTCCACACGCATTCTCCGTGCATGATGTGCTCATCGAAATCTATGGGGGAAGGTCCAATAAAATTGAAACAATGATATTTTTTTTCATATTGCTTCATTACCTTTTCTAAATCTACACTGGTTAACCATTCATTTGGATTGGTGTGCCATTTTTTAGGCGCTGTTGGCGCAAATGTATAAGACACCATTTCGGCATCCAATTTATTTTCTGCAAATTGCTGACGTAACCAACAACTTTCAACATTGCACACGTTTTGCATATTTTCGCGGAGCGCAGTCCATATTTTATTTGGAGTGCTATCAGTTATTCTAACATCAGGATGCCTTGCATTCCAGAGTTCTCTCATCCGCAATAAGGCTTTATCACTATAGCATGTATAATCCTTTTTATTTGAGGTAGGGCTGCATATTAGCTTATTCATTTTTTTCGTTTTATTTTGTTTTTGTGTACGCTGAGACGACCGTCGGCGCCTGCGTTTTTTGTATTTTCTTGTTGCCATATTATATTATAAAAATATAATATAATATTCCTGTATTATTTAATCATAGTAGTCTCCGCGATCTTACTTTTTGATATGTTTTTATTTTTTATTCCTTTATTTTTTAACACCGGGTCCTTCAAATCAATAGTTTTTTGCGAAGGGGCTTTCATAGGAGGGATTCCTGTATTTTTTTTCTTTTTTACGAACGCGTCTAAATTTCCGGCAGTCTTTTTCTCTCGCATGATTTCTTTGTTTGCAGAAGATAAAACTCCTTGTGATTCTTCATACGCCTTAATATCACTTGTATTCTCGATGCTTTCCGTAGCCAACTTTTTATTTGCATCATGGTCTTGTTGGATAATATCCCTCTTATCTATAAGTTTAAAATAACGAATGGCTCCATGAATAAATTCGTCATGTGACTCTTTAATATCTGATGGGCATTGTTCACCTTTTAGAACCTGTTTGAATAGGTAAATGAGGCGCTTTTTATAAAAATGTTTATCTGTTGTGGTGGTTGTTTCGTGAATCACTTGTTGTCGTGTGATCCCAGAATTGGCTAAATTATTTTGATATGATGGATTAGATAAATATTCTAATATTGCATCGCGCGTATCCATGATATAATATAGTATATAAAAACCTTGTCTTGTATGTATATTACTAAAATTGAAATTGGAATACCAAACTATATTACCATATAAATAACATATTAATTATGTCGACAAGCATCGTAACTGATAATGGTCTACGCGACCAATCTAGTTGTGCGATATGCATGTGCGATAAAAATACAGTTCAATCACATCATTGCATCATATGCGCTAAGGATGCATGGACAATATGTAGAGATTGTAATGATAAAATGACAACTTGCCCAGTATGTAGAACGCCAATGAATCCAATTAACATAAGTGTAAATATTCACCCTGAAATATCAAATTCTCGTCGACGTTCTGGATCAAATCGGAATGAATCATATAATTGTTTATATTACATGGTTATAATGCCTATATTCTTTGTTATTTGTGTATATGCTGGAAAAATATACATATATTTATATTGTAAGGGGACATGCACAATGGATAAAGATGGTAATCCAGAAACATGTCAATGCTATGATTTTGCATCACGTGAAGGATATTGGGTAGATTTTAGCTATAGTCTTCTGGAATTTTTGCTAGGTTTGGTAGCATCAGCAATTCTATTTAGCTGTTGTTGTCTAAAAAATAATTAAACATCCTTAAATATTAAACATCCTTCATTTGCTGACGCGTATGATTTTCGAAAAACATTTTTCCAGTATTACATGTATTTGGATTAAATGGTGCAAAATCCTGCTGCTGAAATAAGTCTGGATACGGTTGCGCTTCATTTGTAGAATCTACTGTCACTTCATACATGTCACTTTTTGTGCTGGGAACATATTCAGCCTGCTCGCATTTTTGAAGCGCGAAAAACTCGTTCCGCAAACGCGATTCATCATCTATTTCGGAAGCAAACCCGCTCCATGGTGCCGGAGCTGACCCAGGATTAAAGGTAGATTCGATATTATATACGGGGTAGGAGTTTAATGGAACGGTTGACTTTGGTCTTCGGTCAACAATACTCATCATGTCATATTTTGTAGCAACTGGTCGAACCGCATATTGTGGTTGTAATGGTGCGGAAGGTATGTTGCGTGCGGCCATACGTCTACTTAATTCATTAGTTCTCTCTTGATTGCAATAGTAAATTCCATCCACTACCCCATACATTTTGGACTGTTCTCCAATATTGTTATTATGATACACATTTCCTAATGTAGACATTATATATTGACTATAGACAATATTTTATGCATTTACGCATGAATTAATTTATGTATTGACCCGCAATATGCCTTATTTATTTTATACTGAATATACTGAATACACTATTACATAAATATTTATGTAATATTATCTAAAGCAATGTCGACAGTATACTATAATGTGCGGTATTTTTGCATTGCTAAATAATACGACGCGCTTTTCTGGTCAACATGTTCGAGAAGCGTTTATGGTAGGCAAAAATCGCGGACCAGAGGATTATCATATCAGTTCATTTGATGAAAAACTTGTATTAGGTTTTCATCGTTTAGCTATAAATGGACTAGATGCTACTTCCATGCAACCTATTACCATTGGATCATGCACACTTATCTGTAACGGAGAGATTTACAATTATAAAGAACTATTTAAATATTTGCAGATTATTCCTAAAACAGAAAGTGATTGCGAAATTATCATTCATCTATATATTAAATATGGCATTGAACATACACTTACACTACTAGATGGCGTTTTTGCATTTGTATTATATGATAATAAAGAATTGGAGACTCCCCCGGTTATCCACATTGCGCGTGATCCATTTGGCGTACGTCCATTATGCATGATGCAGCGGGCATCATATGATGAGGATGACGGCGAAACTCTTTTCGCAATATCTTCTGATGTAAAAGTGCTCTCACATTTGCTGCATGCTGAACATGAAGCAGATGATGATAGTCAGGAGGAGTTGATGTTTTCTACGCAAAATAAACAAT